AGAGCGCCCACCAGCAAGCGCTGGAAGAGGGCCTCGCGCCGCTGCAAGGCTGGGTGCGCAACATGATGAACGGCATCATCGCGCGCTGGTTCAACGCGCCCGACCTTGAGTTCTCGTGGTCGGAGGAGGAAGCGACCGACCCGCTGGTGCAGGCGCAGGTCGCCAAGGTCTATCTCGATGCCGGCGTCATCACCCCCGACGAGGTGCGCGCCGACATCGGCCGCCCGCCGCTTACGGCCCAGCAGCGCGAAGAACTCGCGCCGCCTCCGCCTCCGATGCTGGCCCTGCCGGCGCCGGGACGGCCGGTGGACGGCCAACAACAGGTCGCTCCGGTAGCGGCCGACGACGCAGCCGCCGCAGGCAAGTACCTCGGCGCGGCGTGGGGTAAAAAAAAAGTCCTCTGAATCCGATCGACCGGGATCGCAAGGCTGCCAAGTTGGCGGTCTCTGCGCTCCAGGCTGCTGCTGCGGACTACTTTTACGCGCTGCGCAAGAGCCTGATTCGCCAGATCGGCGACGCCATCGGTAAGGCATCGAAGGTCAGCGAAGAAATCGAACGCAAGGTGCAGCGCATCCTTGACGACCTCGATTTCGAGGGCTACGAGTCCTTCGCCGATATCGTCCGCTCCGAGCTGGAGACGCTGTTCGCGGACGCTGCCGGCGAAGCTGCCACGCAGGTCGGCTACTCGCTCGGAGTCGATGCGTTCGCCCTGGCCAACAAGGCGGCGCTCAAGTACGCCCGCGACCGTGCCGCCGAGATGGTCGGCATGAAGTGGGTGGGCGACGAGATGGTGCCCAACCCCAACGCCAAGTGGCAGATATCCGACGGGACGCGCGAGATGCTGCGCTCCGACGTGCGCGACGCGATGGCCGACGGCTGGAGCAATGACCGCCTGGCGCAGGAGCTGGCCGACAACTACGCCTTCTCGGATCAGCGCGCCGAGACGGTCGCCCGCACGGAAACCGCCCGCGCCGATGTGCAGGGCTCGCTCGAGGGCTATCGGGCTGCGGGCGTGGAGAAGAAGCGCTGGCTGACGGCGCCGGGGTGCTGCGACGAGTGCCAAGACCTCGATGGCGAGGAAGTCGGCATTGATGACCAGTTCCCGAACGACGGGGGCGACGGCGCACCGCTACACCCGAACTGCCGGTGCGACGTGCTGCCGGTGCTCGAAGAGGAATGACGAAGGAACCATGATGAACAAGCTCAAGCGCATGTATGCCGAGATCGCCAAGGTCGAGGCGCAGGAAGATGGCACGCTGAGGGTCTATGGATGGGCCAGCAGCGGCGCCGTGGACAGCGATGGCGAGACCATCACGCCTGACGCCATGAAGGCCGCGCTGCCCGACTACATGAAGTTCGGCGCCGTGCGCGAGATGCACCAGCCCAAGGCGGCCGGCACCGCCATCGAGGCCGAGGTGCAGGATGACGGCCGCACCTGGTTCGGCGCGCATGTCGTCGATCCCATCGCGGTAAAGAAGGTCGAGACGGGCGTCTACAAGGGCTTTAGCGTCGGCGGCAAGGTGACCGAGCGCGACAAGCTCGACAAGACGCTGATCAAGGCGATCAACCTCGTCGAGGTGTCGCTGGTGGATCGCCCGGCGAACCCGGAGGCGGTGTTCACCATGTATAAGGCGGAGCGCACGCCAGAAGACGACGTGGCCGAACTCGCCGAGCTGCTGGACGCCGGCACCGTGTCGCCGGCAGAGCTGCTGGAGATGGTCAAGGGGGCGCGCGAAGTCCCAATCGAACCGATCCCTGCGCCTGCTGCGGCCGGCGACCCGGCGACGGGTTCGGAGGCAAGCGCAGCCAGCGACGAAGCGGGCAAGGCCGCGAGCGCGGGCGATGAACTGACGAAAAGCATGTACGACGTGTCCCAGTTCGCCCAGCTTCTACAGGGCCTGGCCGGCATATGCGGCAACGCCGGCTGGGAGGCACAGTACGAGGCCGACAGCAGCCCGATCCCGGCCGCGATGCGCGACTGGCTCAAGTCCGGCGTCGGCATCTTCCAGGCGATGGCCGCAGAGGAGACGGCCGAGCTGGTCAACGCGCTGCAGGCCGCCGTCGTCGAGCCGGCCGCCGTCGAAGTCGTCGCCCTGGCCGACGCGGGCGGCGACATTGCCAAGGCCGGCGCGCGCTTCAGCGCCGCCACCAAGGCCGCGCTGGCGGGCGCACACGAGGCCATGAAGACGGCCTGCGACTACATGGACAAGCTCGGCTACGCCGACGCCGACAAGGCCGAAGGCGGCGATGACCTCGCCAAGCTGACCGGCGAGATCGACCTGCTCAAGGCCGACATGGCCAAGGTCGTCAGCGAGCGTGACGAGTTGGCCAAGCGCGTCAAGGCGCTCGAAGCCCAGCCGGCACCCGGCAAGGCGCTGCTCAAGGCCATCAGCAAGGCTGACGACGTGGCCGCGCCCGCAGCCCCGCAATCGGCCGTGGAAGCGCTGCCCAAGGACGCCCCGGCCGAACAGCTCGTCAAGGCCCAGATCATCGACATCTACCGAACCTCCAGGCCGGTGCAGGGCAACGCCCAGCGCTGATAGATCAACCCATCAACCCCTCTTCTTCAACCCCTAACCCAGAGGCCCGCCGCGTGCGGTCCTCGTCGTTTCCGAAACCCACGCGGCGCGGTCAAGCGCCCGCACCGGAGAGACCACATGAACCCGACCAATGAAACCCTCGACCTGATCAAGTCGGCCTACGGCAGTGACTCGCTGGCCAAGACGCTCACCACGTCCTCGAACATCGTCAACTTCGACCTGCAAGCCCCGGCGAAGAACCTCTACCCGGTCATCACGCCGCTGCGCAACCGGCTGCCGCGCGTGAAGGGCAACGGCGGCATCAGCACCAACTGGAAGGCCATCACCGGCATCACCGGATCAGGCGTGAAGTCGATGCCCTGGACCCCGGAAGGCCAGCGCTCGGCCCGCCAGAACTACAGCGCTGTGGACAAGTTCGCGGCCTACCGCACCGTTGGCGAAGAAGACACGGTGACCGAAGAGGCGATCAACGCCGCGCAGGGATTTGAGGATCTGGCCTCGACGATGGCGATGCGCCTCCTGCAAGGCACCATGATCAAGGAAGAGTTCGCCCTGATGGGCGGCAACGCCTCGATCTCGCTGGGAACCCCGGTGACGCCTACCCTCTCGGCGGCCGGCTCGGGCGCGACGCTGCCGGCGGCGACCTACTCGGTCATCGTCGTGGCGCTGACCTTCGAGGGCGCGAACGCGGCCAGCCTGTCGGGCGGCGTCGTGCAGGCTCAGGCCATCACGGGCGCTGACGGCAAGAGCTACACCCTGAACGGTGGCAGCTCGCAGAAGTCGGCCGCCGGCTCGACGGCGGTCACGCTTGGACAGACCCTGAGCTGCAGCACGACCGCCATCAACGGCGCGGTGGCTTACGCTTGGTATGTCGGCCTCGCTGGCTCGGAAAAGCTGGAGGCGATCACCTACATCAACAGCGCGACCTTCTCGGCGCCCCTCGCGGGCACGGGTCAGGCCGCGTCGGCGGTGACGACTGACGCCTCGAAGAACGCCTCCTACGCGTTCGACGGCATCCTGACCACCGCACTGGTGCCCGGCAGCGGCGCCTACGTCAAGTCGCTGGCCACGGGCACGCCCGGCACCGGCACGACGCTGACGGCCGGCGGTCGCGGTAACGTGGTCGAGATCGACGCGATGCTTCAGCAGATGTGGGACGGCTACCGCCTGAGCCCCACCGTGATCTGGGTGAACAGCCAGGAGCTTAAGAACATCACCAGCAAGGTGCTGTCCAACGCCACCGGCCCGCTTCTGCGCTACGAGCAGGCCGCCGGCAACCCCTACGGCATCGTCGCCAACGGCGTCGTCGAGGCCTACTACAACCCGTGGGCCATGAACGGCGGCATCAAGGTGCCGATCCTGCTGCACCCGAACCTGCCGGCCGGAACCATCGTGGCCTGGTGCGAGAACCTGCCGCAGCAATACCAGTCGAGCAACGTGCCCAACGTCGCCGAGGTGCATGTGCGCAAGGACTACATGCAAACCTTCTGGCCGCAGATCACCCGCTCGCGCGATGTCGGCGTGTACGCCGAAGAGACGCTGGCCGTGTACGCCCCGTTCGCTACGGCTGTGATCACCAACATCGCCAACGGCTGATGACACGGGCACCGGCTTCGGCCGGTGCCCAACCTTCCACACCACCAGGAGAACCCAACATGGCAAAGCTCAAAGCGCCCGAGAACTGCGGCGGCTGTTCCTTCGACGGCACCGAATACGAGGTTGATGAAAAGACCGGCACCGTCGAGGTGCCCGAAGCGGCCGTCGCGTCGCTGCTCGATCACGGATTCACCATCGTGCCGACCCGGCCCGCCAAGGCGCCCGCCGCCTGAGGACGAGTCATGGCCGACCTCACGACGCTGGCGAACGCAAAGCAGTGGATCAACGAGTCCACCAGCACCAATGACGCGATCATCACCCGCCTGATCTCGGCCGCCTCCGACTACATCCAGACCTGGCTGAACCGAACCTTTGCGATCACGGCCTACACCGAGAGCCGCAACGGATATGGCACCGACGGCATCGCAGTCAAGAACTACCCGATCACTTCCGTTACCAGCGTGACGGTGGACGGCATCACGATCCCTGCATGCGTCGGACAGACCGACAACGGCTATGTGGTAGACGAGCCCGGCACCATGATCTACCTGCGCGGCTACCGGTTCACCAGGGGCCGCATGAACGTCAAGCTGGTGTACAGCGCAGGCTTCGCGGCCGTGCCGAACGAGATCGAGCAGGCATGCATCGAGCTGGTGGGCCGGCGCATGAAGGAACGCGAACGCATCGGCGTGGTCAGCAAGGGCATGGCCGGCGAGTCGATCACCTTCAGCCAGAAGGACTTCAGCGACGCGATCCAGACGGCGCTGACCAACTACAAGAAGGTGGTGCTGCTGTGATCGTCGGCACCGTCAGCGGCGTCGCGCAGACGCAGGACGACATCGAGCAGAAGGGCGCGGCCATCATCGGCAGCGTCAAGCAGACCATCACCCGGCTGTCGATGCAGCTCGCGTCCCGCGTCAAGGAGCAGAAGCTCAGCGGCCAAGTGCTGAATGTCCGCACCGGTCGCCTGCGCCGCTCGATCACCTTCAGCGTGAACGAGCAGGATGGCGCGGTAGTCGGCCTGGTCGGCACCAATGTCGAGTACGCCCGCCCCCTTGAATTCGGCGGCACGATGGATGAGCGCGTGCGCGAGCACATGCGAACCATCAAGCAGGCCTGGGGCAAGGCGCTGAAGAACCCGAAGGCCGTGCAGGTTCGCGCGCACACGCGGCACGTCGTGCTGCCCGAGCGATCCTTCCTGCGCAGCGCCCTGGGCGAGATGCAGGCGACGATCCAGTCCGAGATCGGCAAAGCGGTGGAGGCCGGCTGTGGCGCTCGTTCGTGAAACCATCTTTGCGGCGCTGTTTTCCAAGCTCCAGACCGTGCCGGGGCTGGTGACCGTCTCGCGCCGGCTGCTGCACGTTAACGACGTGCCCGCCTCTGCGCAGCCCGCGCTGTTCCTCGCGCAGACATCCCAGCGCGCCGACTACGCCACAGGCCGCACGGTCATGTGGCACCTGAGCGCGGCGGTCTACCTCTACGTCAAAGACCCGCCCGGCGCCGTGCCTGGGAAGACCTTCAACGCACTGCTCGACGGCATCGCCAACGCCCTCGCGCCCGACAACGCGATGACCAACGCCTGCACCCTGGGCGGCCTCGCGCACTGGGTGCGCATCGGCGACATCGAGACCGACGAAGGCACGCTCGGCGAGCAGGCCATCGCCCGAATCCCCGTGGAGATGTTCGTCGTGGGCTGACCCGCGCCGCATCGCCGATCAGCAACCCCAACCCGTCCAGCCCGCCCGGAGCGATCCCGGCTGGCTTTCTAGTTTCCGCTCACTGGAGGCCATCATGCCCAATCCCGCAGCCGGTCTATTCAAGCAGCTTGCCTACAAGGCAGAAGCCACTTTCGGCACCATCCCCGCAGCAGCCGGCGCGCAGTTCCTGCGCCGCACCAGCTCGACCATCGACCTGAACAAGGACACCTACGAGTCCAACGAGCTGCGCCCGGACTTCCAGCGCGCCGACTTCCGTCACGGCGTGCGCCGGGTGGCGGGTCAGATTCAAGGCGAGCTGAGCCCCAAGACCTACAGCGACTTCTTCGCCGCAGCGCTCAAGCGCGCCTTCGCGGCTGTGACCGCCATCACGGGCGCCAGCATCACCATCGCGGGCTCCGGCCCCACCTACACCGTGACCCGCGCGGCCGGCTCGTTCCTGACGGACGGATTCAAGATCGGCGACGTGATCCGGCTGTCGGTCGGCACCTTCAACGTCGCCAACGCGAACCGCAACCTGTTCATCGTCGGCCTGACCGCCACCGTCGCCACGGTGCTGCCGTTCAATGCCGGGGCGATGGTGGCCGAGGGTCCGATTGCGACCAGCACCGTGACCGTCATCGGCAAAAAGACCTTCGTGCCCACCAGCGGCCACACCGACTCGTCTTTCAGCTTCGAGCACTTCTACAGCGACCTCACGCAGTCCGAAGTGTTCAGCGGCTGCAAGATCGACAAGATGTCGCTGTCGCTGCCGCCCTCCGGCCTTGCGACGGTCAACATGGATGTGATCGGGCAGAACGTCACCACCGCCTCAGCGCGCTACTTCACCTCGCCGACGGCCGTGACGACCTACGCCGCGCTGGCCGCCGTCAACGGCGTTATCCAGGTCGGCGGCGCGACCGTTGCGAACCTGACCGGCCTGACGATGGAGATCGACCCGACCTTTGCGGGCGACCCCGTGGTCGGCTCGAACCAAGTTCCGTTCCTGTTCC